TCAGTCCCGAAAGCTTCCTCTTCGTCTACCGCATCCTGAAGTTCTGCTTCAGTTTCCGGCATCCGACCATTCTGCTTCAGGAATTCACCTAAAGCATTATAGATAACTTCAGGTTCCGTATCGAGCCTCTGAGCAATAGTTGCATAATTTTGCAACTGCTCCGGTGAACCCAACTCGTTGTACTCTTTGAGTTGCTGGTTCAACGAAGAAATACGAGATTCCGCATTTTTGTCGAAGTTCTTAAGGTCTTCCTGAATACTATGAAAGCTAACAGGGTCTAGTTTTGAACGCAATGAATCCCAAGCAGGATTCCCCCCCGATTCCTCGGTTGGTTGCTGCTCAGTTGTTACCTCTACCGGCCCTGAAGATTCCGACACTTCCGGTTCTGTGCCAATCTCTGTACCTGTAGTTTCGTCCATCGTGTTCTCCTTATTCGCCGTACCTCCCAATGAGGCCCTAGCATTTGGATTTTAGTTTACTGTATTTAGTTGTAAATCACACACTTATTAGGAAAGTGCGTGAATTGCATACGTCAAATCGTTGTAGGTCATTTTCAGGACCTCAGCGTTTGTGTACGTGCTTGCATCGATAGCTTGAATTTCCGCCTTCAGCTGAGCGATAGTTTTACGTCCATAGTTCCTTGTCGGGCGGTACTCCATCTGAGGAGTGGAATCCGCCACTACATCGAAATCTGCCATGGTTATGCTCCTTGATCAGGGGCCATGTCGGGTACAGCCCCATTAGGAGCCATCATAGCACCTGGGCCCATTTCAGGACCACCGATAGGCACCTCCATGCTGTCCCCGCCCATAGGAGGACCACCAGCTTCTGTGCCGTCACCGGGGATCATTTGTAAGAACTGTTGTAACTGTTTTTGTTGAATAGCTTGTTCGTGGGCAGCAACGTGTTCTTCAAACTGAGCTTTAATTTCATCAGGGAGAATTTCGTATTCTTGTGACATGCGGAACTTGTTGTGAGTTTCCACATGTACTTCGTGAACGTCAAAATCATCGACAGAAACAATGAGCGGAGCTGGCATGTTCTGAATTTCCTGCATAATCTGCTCGTTCTGCATAGCCTCCGGAGGTAGCTGGGTCATAATCTGATCCATTGCTTCCATACGAGCCATGTCAATATCTTCTACAGTCAGCATCTTCATCTTAATGTTTTCACGCTGAGCTTTACGTTCCGCAACATTCAAAGTGTCCATAATCTTTTGTACGCCACCAATTTCCAGCATACGAGCCGCAGCTGGCTGGTCAATGATACCGACAGAGAACATGTCCATTACACGGGCTTCCTGAGCGGCCTTAGATTTTGCGTAAGACGAACCAGGTTCGATGCGAATGTCAGTACCCGAAGCAACATCGGCACCCTTCAAAAGCATTGTGTCGAAAGCACCATCGGCACCAATAGTACGAATCTTGCGGGGCAAGTCAACATACTGCACAAACAATTCGATAGTTTGTGTAGCAATTTTTTCCACACCAGCCTCAATGCTTTGGAACTGAGGAGTCAAGTATTGGTTGGATGCTTCCTGCAAATACGAGATAGCTGTACCAGAAGTAACTCCAGGAGGCGTGGATCCGCGAGACACTTCACGTTCCCCAGAAATATCAATCCAGTCATTCAACACACGGTCCTGCTGGTCCAAGTAATACTGGGGCAGTGGCGACAGGGGCAACGGCTGTGGCGGTGCCATACCTGGCTTGTACTGGATGACCAAACCGGGTTCGTTTGTCAGCTTAGATGGAACAATAGAACCCATTGGGGCAATCAGTTGAGGTTTAGCCATACGGCGACCAGCTTCAGCAATCTCTGAACGCAACCCGTTGTATTCTTTTTGCAGTTGCGACAAATCCACAATGGGGCTATCCGCGTAGAACGTGGCAGTAGGAATGTGCTCAAACTTGGTAAAGGGGTACATTCCGTGCCCGTAAGGGAATCCGTCACGGTACACGTTGATAAGAATGTCATCAATGCTAATAATGACACCACCCTGCGGCATCATTTTGGTAGCACCTGGTTTAACCCAAGTTTCGTACACAATAACGCTGTCCGGCGCTTTACTGTGCCCCAAGTTTAGGTAAGCTTCGTCAAGAATCTGGTTGGCGCTTGAAACACTGGGAGTCAACTCAATATCACCAAGTTCTTTAGCAAAGTAATACTGCGCCCATGCGACAGGTTTCGTGTAAGCGTTAATAACAAACGGCTGATCTTCAATGTCCTGTTCGCGGATGTCGGGAACGAAAAGGTGAAAAGGTGTTACGTGACCATATTTGATGTCACCTTTTTGCCCCGAAACTTTATCGACACAAGTATCATCCCAGTGCGTTTTAAGAAACCCGTTGCCGGTAACAATCGTCCACCAAGTAGTGCGCGACAAATGCTGACGCAACTTTTTAGCATCACTAATTGAAGTCCACGCTTGTTCCGCAGCAAAAGCAGCTCGTTGGTCCTGGTCCTCACTGGAAGCGGGGATGGCCTGAGCGGTGGGGAACGACGAAAGCATTTTCGACATTTCCCACCGCACATAAGACCGAATACGGTTAATGGTTTTGCGTTGGTGATAATACGGTTTACGGGGCGTAAACAGTTTGTCTCGATAATCTTCAGGGAAGTTACCACGAGTCTGCTCAACCCAGTGATGCCCGTAAAACATTGACATGTTATGGAACCACTGCAACTGCTTTTGACTACGAGCAGTTTTAGCTTTGGTCCATTCAGACTGTACCCAAGCAACTAGCTTGCGTGCTTCCTCGCTTTCACGATACTTCTCAATGTTTAACCCGTCTTCAGGTAATTTAATTACCGTAGAATTCTGGGTCAACCCCGGTGAGTTCTGCGAATAGCTGTCGGGCATCTCGGCCATCTAAATCGTCTCCTGCTGCAAGGTTGGGGTTCCTAGTGGCAATTCTCTCAGATTCAGCCTCGTCGGAAGGGTCATAGTCCTGGTAACCACTATAATCTAAAGTTTGATTCATCGCTTGAATTTGTTGATACACTAGCGGGTCGCTTGACGCCACCAGTGCTTGCGCTTTTGCGTTCAACTCCGTCAATGTCTTTATCGACTTCTGGTGTTCCTGCTGTTGCGTCTTCAACACCTGCGACTGCTGCTCCAGCAGCTGTGTGAGCGCTTGCTGGTTCCACCAGTGCTGCAGCACCAGCAACGCCAATAGTGTTCCTACTAACGTGGCTAACAAAATGGTTGATAGCATCCGAGTTAATCTCCTTAATTGCGTCGTTGTAGCCTCTGTCATATATTTCTTTTTCGTGTAGTTCGACAGAAACGGGTGTCTTTTCGTCAAATAGCCCAGCCAACTGAGCCATTTCTCTAATTACGTCTACCGACAGATACATGCGTCCACGGTCTACAACATTCTTAGACAAGTCAATTCCTGTGTCTACGAATGGTCCTTTACCTGTTTTAGTGATCCAGCAGACGCCTGGCTGTAGTGCGGGGGCGTCGGTCAGGAAGAATCTGCTCATTAGTAGTAATCTCCATATCCTGCAATAACGGTAGTTCCGTTACTGTCTGCTTTGTCTTCTGCGAATTCGACGTTGGGGTCTTCTCGCATTTTTAAAAGCAAGTCCTCGTATCTTAGCGTAGTCGGAGGGTCTTCGTCACCTTTTGCCTCAACAAAAGGTTTCAAATCTGGTCGAGTTGTAGCAAAATAGCGGGCACTGTCGAAAGCGTGGTCGTCTTTTTTGTGGACAACTTCTTGCTTATTCATCTCATATGCCATCTTGTCGGAACTGTAAGAACCCCAACGTAGTTTCTTCATCTCACGAATAAAGTTGGCGCAGTTACGAGAAATAACCCACTTAGGCCGATTTTTGCCCCAACGGGTGTCGTCACGCAATCTGAAATAGGCTTGCATTTTTTCAATACCAACCATCACATCGTGGGGTATGCCCTCAACGTTCACGTACACCCCGTGGAGGGCATATTCCTGAATAATGGATGTTCCGGTTATCCCAGACCGTTGTCGCATCGCAGGGTCGCCCATACGCTCTATAGAGTCAGGTTTACGACCCCAGGACAACTCCCGTTGCTTAACAAGCTGTGCATGCTCCGACACAATCATGTTCGACTGGTAATGCTCCGCAAACGTCACAATATCCCCGCTAGGTGACACTGCGTGCCACAACCACGCTGTCGGGTTGTTCAACCCGTGGTCGACAGACGCATAAACAGCCCAGCCCTTAGGAATGTCACCAGGACCAAAATCTA